AGAAAAAATATTAGGATCGGCAACAGGAATCACATCAATTCGATCATCAAAGTCTGATTGTTTAATCGTTCTTGATGCTCCATACACATCATATGGATATTCAGCAGGTAGATAGGTTGCAAATACTTTAGCTAATAATCTAAACTCTTGTTTTTGTGCATAGTAACAACGCTTGTGAATAGCGGACATCACACGAGATCCACGTTCTAATAATGCAATCGTAGTTCCTACCGCAGCCGTTTGATTCGCATCTCCGACTTGCATATCCGCAATCATCGCAAAACGTTTACCCGCATCTACACAGTATCCTAATAATTGATACAAGGTAGTAGACGGTTCGTTAAAAGGTAATAATTGAAACTGGTCTTTAACATTTCCTCCAGGTGCATCTACATCTCTAAACTCACCCGGTTGTAATGGCTCTGCATCATCTCTGATTTTTAATCCTCTAGATTTAAAACCTGCAGGTAAATTCTTTAATGTGGCTGCATCTAACAGTTGACGGAGGGCGGAAGTCGCAGCACGGGATAGACCACCAATAATGTGAATTAAACCAAATCCATAAAACCCTAGACCTGGTAAAAATTTATAGTGAACAAAATATTGTTTTCTTTTTTTCAATTCATCTTCAGGCTCATAGTTCCTGTAGATAGAAAGAATTTGCATGGAGTCTTCATCAATGGTCACGACGTACGGGATCTTGACTCCGTTGTCATCTTCAAACCCAGATAAGTCTAAGTTTACATGCATTTCAATTAGATTATATAAATCGTAATTCTGTGCTGTATTTTTAACACCTTCTAAATCATTGTATTTATCTTGTGCTCGATCCTCTTTCATTTGAGGTTTTGGCAAATCAATATCACGATAGAAACCCGATACTTGTAGTTTTCGTAAATCGTTTGCATTAATTTTTACAATCTGTGTAATTCGTTCTGCATCGTATAAATCAGAAGCATTGTAAGGAACAACTAAATCTTCCGCTGGAATAAATTTAGAAACCGCTCGTTGTAACAAAGAATCATAATATACTTTTTTAAAGGTAGATCCTGCTAAGGGTAAATAAAATAACATTTGATCAAAGTCAGGTGTGTATTCTTCCATCACATCGGAGATTTGATAATTCATAAAATCTTTTACACGAAGTGCTTGTTGCTCTTTCATTTCATCAATGGCTCCAACAATCTCCGCTCGCACAGGACCATCTGCAGGAAGTAATTCTTTAAACGCTTGTGCTTGAAACTGTGTTGCAGATTCTGCCAGTAATGGATGAGTGACTCCAGAAGCTCCTATGAAAGGACGTGTTTGGGTTTCATATTTAAATCCTAATAGATCTAAACCTTTTACATAATTGTCCACCCAATCTTTTCTGGACATCTTATCATTTTTATAATCTTCTAATAATTGAATCGATAAACTTTTTAGCTGCATGTCATCTAGCGTTTCCGCTAAGTTGTCATAGAAACCGATACTGGTCTCCTCCTCCCGTTCTCCAGCTAATAGATTATCTTCTTCGTCAACGACCGTATCCACCGCTTCTGCGTTTAATGGATCTACAGAATTATCTGCTTCGTTGACTACTTCTAAATCGTCTTCAAACTCACTTGACATTTATTATCTCCAACCTTTTTTTGCTATTTTTGGTTTTCCTGATTTAATCATTCCACCTTTTTTAAAGGAACCTTCAGTAGCAGTTCTTCTTTTAGCTATTTTATCTATAAGAGTTTTTTCTCGTTCTTCTTTAATTTTTTTAAATTTTTCTTTAGTGTCTGCTTCTTTATTTCTTTGGTCAAAAATAATTTTTGCTTTTTTAGCAAGTTGTTTATTACTTAATTTTTTATTGTCTACATCTGATGCGAAATGATATATATTTATGTCATCTTTTGGCATTTTTATCTCCTTTTTAATATACCTTAAAGTTTTTCTTTCTTGCTTTACCTTGACCACGGCAAACCAATCCACCATGTTTAAATGTTCTTTTGTATGTAAAATTAATTTGTTTATCGTTTCCTTGTTTCGATATCCCTACATCCATATTTCCTTTTTGAATGTTCGCTTTAAAATCTTTTTTTCCTTTAGCAGCTCCTTGCAGGAACGTATCGTCTCCGATTTTTTTTACTCCATACAAAAAAACTTTTTTATCCGTAGGATCTAACTGCGCACCAAAGTCCATGTAACCACTAGGAATATCTTTGATATCTCCTTTAGGAGGTAGGGGTACAGATTGTTTACTTGCTTCTTCAATTTTTTTTGCCGTCTTTTTCACCTTCTTGGTTATCTTGCCTCCAGCTTTATAACCCTTCACGCCGTATTTTTCTTTTGCAGCTTCTATACCTCCTGCAGCCGTTTGGGCTTGTCCTAATTGTTCTTGCATGTATTTTTCAGGACTCACTTCACCTAAAGTGTCTACGACTGTTTCTGCAATACTTTTAACCATAATATGTATGTTCCATTGTTAAACGTTCTCTTGCTTCTATGATTTCATCTAAATCTGCAGAAACAAAACTTCCTTGCCTATATCTTAACATAGCTTGGGTCATGCTGTCGACATAGTCATCGTGTTCTCCATTAGGAAAAGCAGCTACTTCCTCAATTACGTCTAAAGCAAATTGTTCTCCTTCTGGATAATACACCATACCAGATGCAAATAAAGGTGCAACTGAATTCAGCCTTGTAAACTTATCTTTTCCACGGGTAGGAGTAAAATCCATCACAGGAATACCCATTCGTCTAAATTCTTGTAATAAAGGCTGACCTGTGGCTTTCGCTTCAATCACTACGGCTTCCGGTTGCCAGTATTTATATTGCTCTAATGCAATATTTTTCAAATCAGGAAAATCATATCGACCTCGCATGGCATCGACTAAAATAATAGCTGGGTCTCCGCCCTCCGTAGGATAAAATACGCCCCACGTAGTAATGGCAGAATAATCGGCTGTTTCTTTTTTGGAATACGCGGTATCGTACGACTGAATGATAAAGGTTAAATTAGGAATATTTCCCTTCCATGGCTTCCACCATTCTCGTTTGACCAAGGCTCCTTCTTCCGACGTAGGGTTCTGCATATACTGTGCGTTCCAGCGCTGCGGAGGGAGGGAGGCTTTGACCGATTCTAATTCTTCTTTCTTCCAATACTCAGGCCACACAGGTTCACCACTTGGCATCAAAGCAGGAAACTGAATTACTTCCCACTGATCGGCGTTATCATTTTTTTGGTGATCAATGAGTTTACCTGTGAGATCGTTGGTTGCCCAACGGGTCATGACGACCACAATCGCTCCTCCAGGTTGGAGACGCTGACGGGGTCCAGACACATACCAGTCGTAAGTCTTTTCCATTGCTGTGCCAGACATAATATTTTGTTCGGTGTGCGGATCGTCAATAATTAAAATATCCGCACCTCGTCCTGTGATGGCTCCGCCAACACCTGCTGCGAAATACTCACCACCGTAATTCGTCTCCCAGCGACCTGATGCTTTGGAGTCTTGTGCTAAAGAAACATTTTTAAAAACTTTAGAATAATCTTCGGAGGAAACAAGGTTCCTTACCTTACGACCAAATCGTTGAGACAATTCTGCGTTGTGGGATACTTGCATAATTTTTGCATCAGGTTTGAGTCCCATAATCCAAGCAGGAAAATACACGGACGCAAATTCAGATTTCGTATGCCTTGGTGGCATGTTAACAATTAATCTTTTTAATTTTCCCTGGGCTACCCTAGTCAAACGGTCTGCTATAATCTGGTGGTGACCCCAATCAGAAGGTTCCTTAGCTTCACGACAAATAAATTCTGGCCACACCTGTTTTACAAAAGGTAGGAAATTTTCTCTTGCGTCTAGTATCTTTTTTGCTTCCAACAAACGAGCCAGCTCTTCTAGCTTCTCCCTTGGAACTGAATTGTAGTCCATCATAAGTTTTTATATAAGATGTTTTTGTATAACTCAACCTATAAGCTGCTCTATTAAGTACCTAACTTTTAAAAAAAGGGGGTGGGGGGTCTTATATTTGCGTTTTGAGTTTGGCGGTGGGTTAGGTTCACAGCTGACCAGTGAACCACTTAAGATAAGACTCCGACCCTATTTCTAGGATCGGAGTTAAGGTTGAGTGACTACTCTATATGGATAACGATTTGTTTTAATTGTCCCTTAGAATTAAAGCGACCATAAACAGGGAATGCTCCATCGCCTACTGTTGTTTTAACAGTAACTCCGACTGTTGCTCCGAACTTATTAATAAGTTGCTTACTAGGTCTTTTCTCACTGACGCACATATCAGAGTATTTAATTGTTTTATTAACATCTGCCATGTTAACGTAACAAGGGTCACTGATTATGATTTGACCGCTATCTACTCCTGTTTCACCTAAGTACACGTTGTTCATTTTATCCTCCATTATTTAAATTAAGTTTGTGACCCTTATTCTACAATAAGAGTCACGCAAAATAAATAGATAATTATCTTTTATCTACCTTAACGATTGTTACTAATTGTTGAGTTACGAACTTATAAAACAAATCAGTGTTTTGCTCTTTAAACTCTGATTGATTAAATACGTTCCTAGTTTGATTTGAAATATCTAAAACGTATTTTGATTTATCATGGTCAACAAATACAATCGGACATTCATTTTGAAAAACTTTTAACTCATCAATAATTTGTTTTTCAATTTGTTTCAGACCTTTGATTTGCTGTCTTACATTGTGCAAGGTCACAATTTGTTTTTTTGATTTGATGCCTTGTACTTTTATTTCTTTTTGTGTTTTAATGTTTTTCATTTTAACCTCCATGTTAATGTTTATATTAAAACAGTTATGACTATAGCTTTTTATATAGTTAATGCAATAGTTAAAAATAAAAAATTAATTTACTCTTAACTCTGAAAAGGGTTTTGTTTCACTTGCAATAACAGAGTTTTTAATAATTTCATTTTCAACTTTATCCCTTTGGTCGGGTTGAAAATAATATTTACCATTTCTCTGTAACATCTGTTTAATGCAAGGTGCTTTATCGCACAACTTATCTCCACTGATACACATTGAAATTTTAACTAAATCTTTAGTACTTCCAATATCGGAGTGAAAAGCATTTTCAATTAAATTTTTTATAAAATCGCTTTCATTCCAATCAATAGGAATTG